AATCCAACAACGGAAGGGTCATCCCAACCAGTGTCATCTTTCAATCCGAGCTTTCTACCAATCTTGTCCATCATTCGTGTTCACCACCTTTATCATTTGCATCTAATACAACCTTCTGTCCATTCACCCACATATACTGTCGAGAACGACTTGGGGTAGATGTTGGGAAGTTTGAAAAGAATGTAGGTTTACGTTTTGCAGTTTCAAAGGTTGCAACTGTAATTACAATCGCCGCAAGAATAAATGCGTGTGCAATCATACTCGCACCCATAATCCAGAAACTACCAACCCACATTGAAAAGACGATACACCACATCCATGCAAGAACCTGTAGTACCATGTGTCTGGTATTCAAGTCTGGGATGTGTCTTAGTGGATTTTTATCAGCATTCATCACACTGTTCCACGAATCATAAACATATTGTCTCATAACTATTCTTTCGTACTTGGTTTAGTTGAGATGTACTCATAGAGTTCTTGCGCTTTCGCAACAACTTCTTTTGGTTGATACATCTTTGGGGTGTATTCTGCAAGGAATTCTTGGGCATCTTTACCTGCCTCTTTCCATTGCTCTAGTGCTTGATGGGTCATATCCATTTGTGTGGCATATGCTTGATCCATCATTTCTTTTGCCATCTTGAGTGTTTCAAGACGAATTTCAAAAGGGTTTTTATTTGTAGACATTTTATTTCTCCTGTGTGTCTGTGTGTAGTGCAACTTTTCTGTTCCGAGGCAAGTTGCCAGCCCGACTAACTATGCCGCAAGGGCGTAATCAGAAGGTGCAAAGTTATCGTTTGCAGTTACTTAGTTGGACTATTACGCATCCATCCGACAATTCTACTCTCATCTCTACTCGCCAGTCGATCCTATTTCGCCCCCTCAGTCGGTCTATCTAGGATTTGGTGGAGGCGGCCGGTACTGCCCCGGCGTCCTGTTCAAGCGTTGAATCGTATCAACAAATTGTATTTTATTTATACCACACCTTTCCTTGAGTGTCAAGTAGCAGTTTTATCTGCTGGTTTACCTAGTGCGATATTACCTTGTCCAGAACCAAGAACACAGGCTTGTTCATCACTGACAAACTCAATGAGTGTCCATGTTTCTGTTTTAGGATTCAATGCAATAACAAACTTAGATGGTGTAGTTAAACCATTTGGAAAACCAGTTTCGCCGTCCATAATAATGGTAGGTACTTCACCGTACTTCTTTGTCATTTCAATCAGTGTTTCCATGTTACTACACTGAATTGGTTTTTGTGCCCAATAGGTTGTGGGCATCTGGGGTTTACTTTCTGGCAACAATGGGTCTTGTGCATATGCACTAAACGGCAACAGCAGTAACACCCCCATCAGAATTTTCTTCATTTTCATTTTCCCATTCAGAGACAAACTGCTCGATGGTTTCTACGAGAAGAGGCAGATATTCGTGTTTCTTCTTGATAAACTCTTGAACTTGTCCATCTTCGGTTACTACAAGAATCACAATCTGTTCGATTGGTGTTCCTGTACGTTCTTCAAACATTTCTGCATATGCAGATGCCTGAATATAGTAATCCAAATTCCAATCGTCATTACGTTCAGATCTAGATGTCTTGAAGTCAATAATTGATGGCACACCATTGTATTCTGCAATACAATCGACTCTGCCAGCCACTTGGTACTTATCACTCCACAACCCACATTCTTGTGCGTATATATTATTTATGTTCGCCTCAAGATGAGGTTTTAGTTGTTGGAACAAACAAAAGGGAAGGAATGCACGATTGTCCTTTTCAACCTCTTGGTTGTTTAGAAAATCCTCAACCATCTGGTGAACCTTAGTTCCCCTGTTGGCTGCAGTCCTAGAGATGTAGTTCGCAACATCATCCCCTACTCTTTTTCGCCACTCAGAAAGTCCTTCTCTTTTACGAACTGATAGTACAGTTGTGATGGAAGGAAAAATCCCCCCTTCTGGTGTCAAGTAAAATCTTTTACGATTTACTGTCTTAGTCGATACCTCTGGTATCTCTACTGATTTGTGTGTAAACATAATATATCCTCAAAGTTTTACATAGTATAGTTCAAAAAACAAGAGATGTCAAGAAGCTTTGCGTCCTTGACTTCTCCACACTGTATTCGCTGGCACACGAATAAACCGTTTGTTGGTTTCATTTGTATTAGGGTTTGGAACAGTCAACATAACTCTTTTACCCTTTAGAAATGCACTCAACTGATTTGTCATTCTGTCTGCACTCTTCATATAGTCTCTACGTTTTGCTTTCGTAACAGAACGATTTACACTTCTGCGTTCACCTTTGGATACTTGGTGAGCCCTAGACTTCTTTTTACCCATCGCCTTGTTCCTTCTTAATTTTACTGATAAGGTATTCTTTCACCATACCAGAACGTACAATGTCACCAAGTGTAAATTCGATATTCGCAAAGGAGTCCATACCTCTTAGAATTTTCATAAAGTGATGTAGTCCTTCTCTTTCAGAACTCTTTACCAAGTCTGATTGGAAAACATCACCACAGAACATAATCTTTGAATCCATGCCAACACGAGTAATGATTGTATCCAGTTCATGGAAACTTAGATTCTGGCACTCATCAACTATGATGATTGCATTGTCAAGTGTGATACCTCTCAAGAATGAAGTTGTAAGGAACATCAACGAACCTTGATTTTTTAGTCTATCATACAGGATAGAGAATGCCTGTTCGTTAGGCTGTTCAAACATGAACTTCACCATGTTCTGGTACGGTACTTGGAACAGTGCTGTCTTGTCCTCTTCATCGCCTGGCAAGAACCCAATCTCACGAGTTGGTACTGCACTACGAACTAGGTACACACAATCGTACTTAGTTTCATTTCTTAGTACTTCTTGCAAAGCGAGATACAGTGTAATAAATGTTTTACCAGTACCAGCCGCACCATACAAGAATAGATTCTTATTGTTCTTATATTCTTGGAATGCACGTTTCTGATTATCAGTAACAGGGTTTACTGTTACCATCTGGTCAATTCTAATATCTTTCGCTTTCGCCATTATTCGCTTCTCCACTTATGTCGATGCTTATCTACAACCGCCTTTGTCTTGATTTCCTTGATAGACTTTCTTCCATATCTTTCTGCAAGTGGACTATCTGGATGAGCAGATGCGGCTTTAGATAAAACCTCTTTCCATCCATCATCAGTCTTACCATCAATTGTTCCTGTTGTCGAAACAATTCCAAATGAGGTAGGTACTTGTTGAACGTGAGGGTATTCTTTCAGCAGTTCATCTTTTGCACTAGATGATGTGAAGAACTCATCCCATTCTTCACCTGTCTGATTGTTCTTGAATTTGTATGTTGGCATTATCTAATTTCTCTTCACTTAGTTTCTTTATTCTATTTATGAGTCCATAATATGCCTCTGTCAAACTCTTGAGGTCTGCTCTAAGAATCTCATTCTCTTGTTGTAAGTTGGCAACCTTCGCTCGTAACTCAGGCTGCTCGTAATCCCAATCTTTCTGTTCCATACCAGTAAGGCCTTTCTCTTTCCTTCCAAGTCGCAAAACGCTTCTTGGCAACATTGTAAAAATTACGATACGCCTGAACCGTATCACCCTCAACCATACACTCTGGAAATTGTTTCATTGCCTGTGGCACTGGTGTATGGCCCATCACACTGGACGGCATATTCTTTGGTGGTTCACGCAACATATCCCAATAGTCCTTTGCACCATGAATCTTACCATAACGGTGTTCATACTCATTACAACATAATATGTAGTAAGTAAACATCAGTCCATAGTTCTCACGACACATACGAACCCATTTGTTAGTAGGATGATTGACATGAGATGCCTTGAAGAGAATCTTCTCCATCTTTCTGTCTGGGTGTTTCCACCGTTTGATTTTTGCACCACTCTTTGTCCTATCATAATATTCAGTACCATCCAAAACACGATGTGCCGTGCAGAGCATTTGTTTGTACTCTGTCGGCATCTTTACAACGTGTTTGTCACAGTGATACTCAATAGATTTGAAAGGATCTTCATCTAACCAAAATAAATTCATAACCTAATCCCATCTATAGAATATGTGATCCTCAATCTCAATCGTCTTTGTTTTTGTCTTTGCCCACTCTGGGGTAACATAGTCTGCATGATAATGAGTAGCACCTTCTGTTATATCCAGTATTTCAAATGTACCATCTACAACCCCATCTGTCAAGACGTAAATCTCTTCAAAGGTTTCTTCATCATAGACGGTATCTGGTTTGCCATCACAATACCAACTGAACTGACATTTGTGACGAATAGGTATCATCTCACCAGTTCCCTTCCAACTAGGACGGTGTGGCCCCTGTTTGACTACACCACAAATACTGTTGGGGAATCTGTCATCGTTCACACGATTTATAGTTACAGAAATGACTGCCATTTGTCCAGCCAGTGGTTGATTTCTTGCCTCGTGATATACATTCTCTGCGAGACAATAAGATTCCATCCTATTGAACTCATCCCACTGCCCTTGCGTCATTTCGTAATCTGCATAGGCAGGGGTATGAATTGTTAGGAAAGATGCGATAAGCGCTTCTATCATTGAGTAAGTATCTCCATATTTGTTAGTGATTCTTGTGAATCATTTTCATGTTGTTCGTTTACAGATTCGTCCAGTTCTTTCCAAGCTTTGGTTGAACGTATCTTCGACAAGAGCATTCTATCCTTACGCAGACGGTTCATAATAATCTTATTCGCCTCTTTGTCAGAATACTCCAGCAGAACATAAGCACGATACTGTGTACCGTTTGCAACCACTGAACTCTCAGAAACCTTGTAACCAGCAACATCTACATCTGCAATGATGTTCTTTGTTGCCTTCTCGACTTCAGACAATACAGAAGTGTCTGTTTCCTCAGAACCAATCTTTGCAATGAAAGTTTTGGTTTGAGAACGAACCCTACCATTGATACGGTCGGCAAGAGTTGTCTTTGCATTCAGTACTGCAATATCTACAGTCAGTTGCAAGTCTGGTGATACAGCAGTTCCTACAGAGTAGATTGCAGTTTCACTAGTTGGTGGTTTCAGAAACCAATCAGGCATAATCTCAATCTGATCGACTACTGCCTTTGCTTTGTATTCGTAAACCTCTTTGGCCACGATACTTTCTGGTGGTACATTAGTCAATGTCTCCACCGTTTTATTGGAACTACAAGCACCAAGTAGTGCAACAGAACCAATCAAGAGAACCTTTTTCATAATTTACATCCCTTCTAAAGTGTTCACTAGGTCGTCACGCATTCCAGTTTCAATGAATATCTCACTGACAACTGAACCGATTTCTGGGTAATATGTTACGAGAACAATACCCAAGATAATACCAATCAAAATTTTCATCATTTAATAACAGTCCGTTCCGCCGGTTGTCCAATTAGCATAACATTTACCTCTTTTAGTTCGATGTGAATCAAAGGTAACTGTTATACCCCCAATACTAAAAGTGTTCATACTTTTAGGTATATAACGATAATGGTGTCCATTATACGTTGTAACTGGTGTTACGTCAATAATTTTTCTAGAAATAACTCTGGTAGTACCAACCTCTGGTATACCCTCTTGCACCACAGTTTCTTGCGGCAAAGTTTCAGTAACTTGTACATTTTTCTGCGGCTGAGTTGAACAGTTCATTTCAGTTTTTGCAGATAGGATTTCTGGCGAAACTTCACTGATGATATTCTTCTTGGCCTTGACAGTCGCCTGATCGCAAGCGTCATTCTCTGTCATATCGGGCCCAAAGACATAAGAACCTTCAGTGGGGTATGTTGTACCGTCAATCGTTACGTCCATAGACATAATGCATTTTCTGGTATCTTCAACATACGGAAAAACCTTCTTGTCGATATTTGAAGTCTTTTCGATATGTTGTGTCCAATTAGTTTCTACTGTTTTGTCATACTCACATGGTACATCTGCAAACGCTGGATGACAACCAGAGATAGATGCAATGAGAACACATGAAGTCAATCTACCCAACATTTAACATCTCTCCTATTCTATCACCTATACAATCGTTTCTGTACTTGCACTTCTGATAAAGTTCTATAACCAACTCTGGTGTAGATACGCATCCAGACAATGCAAGTACAATCAACAATGGACTAAATCTCTTCAAAGCCACAGAACGCAACTTTGTATTTAGTGTTTCCAACCAAAATTTGGTCACCAACTGAAGTAGAACGAATACCCATTCCATCTTCTAGTGGAGCCATAACAGTGACGTTTGGATTGTAGTCACCATTCTTTGAACCGTCCTCAAAGTATTCTTCTTTGATACTCCAAGAACCCATAACATTGTTTGTCCACCGATATGCATACTCAAGCATTTCGTTTACTGATGGCAAATCTGGTACATCAACAAACGCAACAGTGCGTGGTGAATCTTCAAACGCTGTGTGAATAACTGCAACTTGTGTCATAATATAATCCTCTCTCTTAGTAAGGGCCATCTTGGTACTGACACCAAAGTTCATTCCACATTTCTGAAACTGCATTCTCAGCAATACTAATATCGAAATGTGTTTTCAATCCAAGTGTATCAACTACAAAAGTCTTTACCTCAGAAATATCTTCAGACTCGGAAATCTTATCTTCCAAACCTTCGATGTTGTAGACATCCTCTTCGATGTCCATAATGTATCCTTTTACTTTACCCATTTGATTCCTCTCTTTCGTATCTTACATAGCTAATATAACAAGTAGTCAATATAATGTCAATGGCTTTTTCTTAATTTTCCACTTTAATTTTCCGTTGTGTATTTTTTGCAATCTTGCAATTTCTGATTTCACAACATCTTCTTTATCTAACCAATACTCTACCTCATGCCAAGGGTAGGTTACTTCTACAAATATTTCTTTCACACTCTCTCCTTATAATATGTTTTGTACAAATAATTCAACTTCTGTATTTCTGGATGTTTCCTAATCCACATTCCAGTGTGTGGTTCAAAGTGTTTTTTGAAAAAGTCATCCATCAAATCATTACCAGTTTTTACATCTGGATTTATCTTCAAACTTAATTCATCGAACTCATGGTCTGTCATAAAACTTTCACCTAGATACTCATAGGCATACGCCGCAACTGACAGTACAATTCTGTTCTTTATCTCTTCAGAGTACATCTGCATCCCATACTAGTTGAGCAAGTTTGTCTTGCATCTTGTATGCCTCTTTCTCCCAAGGCAAGTCATAGTAGGCAGTCTTAGGGTTAATCTTTTTACCCTTCCACTTCTTACCATAACCACAAGTCTCTTTCCTTGCGTACTGTTTTACATGAACCATCTCGTGACAGATAGTAGTTACAAAGTCTTTCAAAGTAAGATTGTTTGCAACCTCAATCGTAAACTCACGATTGGTATCTTCCATCATACACCAACCAACAGCATCACCTGTTAGTTTCTTAATCTGTACTTCAATTTCTAGGGTTCTCATCTTAGGCATAAGAGCCTTAATCATCTCGGCAACAACAACTTCAGCAGTCTTTCTCTGAAACTTGTTCCCACCGTTGACTTCAATTAAATTCATGCGAATCACCTCTCTTATTACTCTTATATGCTATCAAAACAAACCAAATTTGTCAAGGGCTTTTTGAAAAAAAATGCCCCCAAAAAATGGGGGCTGTTGGGGGGGAGTGAGAGAGTTTGAGAGAGAGAGGAGTCCACACCCCCCAACAGTTTCTATAGTACTACTATATTACTAATTTGTCAACACATTTTCATTGCAGATTGTGTTGTTTCGTTTACCCTACGAGTCCAACCTCTACCGAATGTTTCAAAGGTTTTTAGTTTCTCGTAGTATGACTGACGGTTTGCTTGATAGGCTTCGATGGTTGCCTCTAGTCCTTCAATCTGAACATAGGCATGAATTGCCTTCAGACTGTTGGGCCCAATTGCTCCATCTGCTGTCGTGCCTACAAGGTTCTGTAGATACTTGGCCGCTCTACCAGTTCCGGCATTAACGCCAAAATCAAAAACGCAGAGGTCAAGCCCAGCAGGAAGTTCGTCACCTTTTACTCTATCCCAATAGGATTTTTTATAGATAGGTGCAACGTCCTCAAACGTCAAGTCCTTCATATCTTTAGTACCGCCATGTTCTTCATAGACTCGTTTGGTTACTCCCAAGTTGGTTTCGCCGCCAGGGTCTTTTGGATGGTTTACATAACCGCCTTCGTGATGAAGGATGATTTCCAAACAGTGGTCGAAATTATTTGCCATTAGGCACTCCTTGTATAGTTATCGTTCCAATCGAACGCTTCTTTTACAACTGCCGCACTCAGTCCTTTATAGACTTGATGCAACTTCTTGTCTTTAGCATCAATAATCAATTGAGCCTCAGATGAATGCAACCCTTCCAACATCTGAATAAACATATCTTCCTTCTTAAACTGTGGTATGGTTGTGTCACCCCCTTCGATAAATCTGTACAGTTTTCTAGCCTCTTTGCGTAGTACAGTATGTTCTGTTCCAGCCTCGGCCTCATTAGGATTATATGGTACGTTGCCTTCAGGCATTACCCATTTGATGTTAGGGTCAAAAGATGATTTGATTACCATACGAAGCGGTTCGCAATCGTATTGTTGCAGAATCGAAATCTTCTTATCCTTAGTTTTTGCATTATGCACTTTCTTTAGAACCTCAGAAAGTAGAGGTGTGTATGTGTCTTTTACCATTCTAAAAGTCTCCAATGTCGTTCATAAGATTCTTCAATCTTTTATTTATAAAATAATTTAGTAGATTCGCTCTGTCACCTTTCGGAGGCTTGAGATATTCAATCAAAATCTTCTCCTTCAAGACATCTGGAATACATTCCAAATCAATCAAAGTTTTGTTGCGTTGATAGTTTCTCAACATCTCTTCAGTGCAGAAGTCCTCTGGTTCAAGTCCAATCCAGTTTTCGATTTTCTTCTTTGCCAGTGGTTTCTGTCGCAACTCATCTACAAAAGTGTTATCTGATGATAGGAAGTTAGGAATACCATCACTTCTATCACCTTTCATTATGTGTTCTTTTATATATAGGTGAGGGTCTTGTCCATTCAAAAACTTTTTCTGAACTGGCGAAAACTGTTTTACAAAGTTGTGTTTCTGCAACTGGATAAAGTCCTTGTCACCAGATAGTACAAGAACCTGTTCAAAGGCAGTTGGAGTCTTTGAGATATAGTCAACCACAGTGGCGATACAATCATCGGCCTCTGCACCCTCTACATCCAAAACCTTGTATGGGAAGTTATCTCTGATTTCGTCACGAATATTATTCAGTGTTTCAAAGATTAAATTCCAATCGAGTCCAGACGCTTCTCTGTCCTTCTTACGATTAGATTTGTAGTTGGGAAAGAAGTCTCTTCTCCAATACTTTTTGCTGTCATAACATAGAACGAGTTCTCCGAACTCTTTACTAAATCTAGAACGATACATTCTCAAAGAGTTGAGAACCATATGTCGTACCAAATTTTCATCTACATCATTCTGTCGTTTTGAACCTATCTGCATCATTAGATTGCTGATGCATACTTGGTTCATATCAATCAATATCATAACTATTCCTTTGTTTCATCTCCAACTAATTCATTGACTACATCCTTCATTGTAGCCATATCAAACTCAGTATACAATCCCTGTGTTTCATCATAGTCAGAGTTTACGAATAAGTCTACCAACTGTTGCATAGGATGTTTCACTCCCATGTCTTGATAGATAGTAGACTTTACCACTTCAACTAAGAACCCTATGTGTTTGATAAACTCTGGATTATCAACATCAATATCATTCTCGCTCATATTATGTATCATGTTTACAATCAGTCCTTCAGTAAGATGTTCTGCATACTTCAAGTCTGTGTGTAACTTGATTGCTGTGTCTGTAATCTTTACATTCTCTTTCACAGTCATTTTCTTAGGGAATTGGATAATTTTATCATTATCATTTTCCATCTACTATTCCTCTTCCATTTCCCTAGTCCAAACACAACCAATGTCTGGATACCAGTGGCCTACGCTTCTCTTTGGTGTTCCGTCTGGATGGTACGCCATAGTGACAACTCTCCACTGGATTTTGTTTTGTTGGTGTTCACCCCAAAAATCATCACAGTAATCACCATCTCTCAGATACCGTTGTAGGTTTCTGATATATCCTTCATGTGATGCAACACGAGCCTCTGCACCCTTTACCTTACGTCTGATATCACTTCTCGCAACAGACAACAGTTCTTTCTGTGTCTTAATCCATCTCTGCACATTCTTCATCGACAGTGCATTATCCTCAGGCAGTCCAACTACCTTTGGATGGATGTTTGTGTATTTTGGTGGGTTTGCTTTCGCACGTTTCTCTCGTGCAAGTGCAAGACGTTCTGCCGCGGCTGCCTTCTGTTCGGCTGTCATTGGTTTACGTCTTTTGCGTGGTTTGGGTAGAGTAGAATCTGATTCTACTTTTGCTCTCCGAGCCATGTGTCACCTCTAATATCCAAGTTCTTCAAATCGCTTTTGCATTTTGCGTTTGTACCTACGAGTTGCAGCGGCCTTCGCCTTTCTGCGTTTCGTTCCTCTACTCTCATAGAAAGTACGTTCTCGCAGTTCTTGAAACACACCTTCCTTGATAAGTTTCTTCTTCAGTACACGCAATGCACCGTTGACATCACCGTTACGAACTGTAACCGTCATGCCCTTTGGTTTTTTCTCTTCATTCCTTTTGTTTCGTCTATACATTATATCCTCAATAGTTGGCCTGCCCTGAGGGACTCGAACCCCCGACCCACGGCTTAGAAGGCCGTTGCTCTAATCCAGCTGAGCTAAGGGCAGATTCGCTCAACTAGTTACTTCTGGAATCTAAGTTTATACTGTTTACCCTCATGGTAGAAAGTTACTACACTATGAGAATATACAGTTACAGATTCCTCATTGTAACGAGTTTGTACATTACATACTCGTTGTGTACCACCAGTGGCAGTAGAATTTTGGTGTCCAAGCATACCACCAAGTAATGCACCAACGGCGCCGCCGTTCTCTACATTCTTAGTGACATTATTACCAATAATCCCACCAATGATAGCACCCTTCAACATATCGCCAGTCTTGTCTCCACCTACAGTTTGGTTTGTACAAACCTCTACATTATAGGGAACACGATTGATAACTGTCTTGTTGAAATCTTGTACTGTTTCTGCAAGAGCAGAACCAGATGCACCAATCAGTGCAAGTGTCAATAAAGTCTTTTTCACTTTTTACTCCGTTACTTCCATTACAAATTTACCTGTTCCGAACAACTCATAACCACCTTTACATTCAGTGATTTTTACAATTGTCTCCAAGTCATAACACATTTTCTTTGCGGCAACAACCGCTTCCGTTAGGGTTTTGTAAATCACAACATTACTAGCCTTTCCTATAAATCACTCATTACTTCTTATACTATCAAAATTCATAGTATTTGTCAAGAGGCAAAATCTCTTTATTGCCATTATTGTCTTTCTTCACTTTGATCATGTTGTTCTTTTCCAACGTGTCCAAAGTATGGGTAATCACATCCTCAACCTTTTCCTTTTTACCCATCCACTTACCAACATAGAAAAATACGGCAAGCATGGATGTTGCCAAAAAGGCGTGTTCCATTCCTGTCATTTATCGCTCCAATACAACGTAATCTCCGAAATATTTATCGAACACTGAAATAAGGTTTTCGTAGTCACCAGACTTCATCTCTTCGATAATCTTTTCGGCATCAAATCCTAACTGTTTTGCAAAGTCACTTGCACGAGCCAGTAGAAAAAATGCATTTCCATCTGGCCCAGTTAAGTCGATAACAATTTCACTAGGCTGCTGTTTTTGACGTATCATCACAGAACTCCTCTTCAAATTTACGAACCAAATCCTTCTTCTCAATGAGAAGTTTTTCGACTGCCCAGAGAGCGGCGTACTTTTCATCAGACGCACCCTCATTCATTGCAATCACAAGATTCTCAAGAATCTCAATATCACGAATTAGTTCATTCATTTTAAGCGGCCTCCAACCATTTTTCATAAGTTACAATATTTTCCAACTTCTTGACAAGTTTCTTGCCGTAGTCAGTAAACAGGATATTGTAATCCCAAACCCAACTTTCCACATCCTGTATGTGGTAAAACTTTTCACCAGCAGTCAACCAACGTAGTGCAGTTTCTTCATCACCAGCACCCAAGTCAATTGTTTTCTGAACAAGTGCCTTGAACTCTTCTACCTGTTCAGCGTAGAACTTCTGTTCCCTCTCATACTCTTCGTCAGCAACTTTGCAAAGATGTCCATATTCATCTTTGAGTTCTTCGTCAGTCATGTTGTCAAAGTCATAGTGGCGTCCTTTGACACCATATGCAGACTTGTGTGTTTCATACACTGCCTGTTCCAACATATAACGGTCATACTGAGCAGGAGTCGTGATACCATACTCTTTCCAGTGTTCCAGATCGGTAGTAATCATACCAGCCCAACTGCCTGGATTTTCATCAATCCACTTTTGGGTTTTGGCATTGATTGCCTCGATATGTTTTACCAACTCATTCATAATTCACTCCTCATCTTTCTATTACATAGTACCATTGTTTTCACAACAAGTCAATAGCTTTCTGAATTAAAATTCAACCCTATCGTGAATTGGTACTGCACCGTAAAAGTTATGTCCAAGTCGTGCCGCAATGGCATCACTGAACCGACTATCAGATGTTGCGGCGTAGTTACCACCCATCTGTGTTTGTTTACCTTCACACTCTTCTGGGATAATCTTCACACTATCACCAAAGTAAAAACTCTGTTTTACCAATTGTGCGGCAGGATACCTATCACTAGGTTCAAATGGCCCAGGCACATTTGTCAAACAAAGTCCTTCGATGTCTCGTGAAGAAACACCACCGTTTGTACAATCACGACCATTGGTCTTATAAACATTCACTAACAAACCCATTATACTACTCCTTGTTCTTTTGCCGCAGCAATCATTATTGGGGTAAAGATTTCTTCAACTCTTTCTTCCCACTGTTTCCAACTCACTGAACTTGCATACCTAGTGTTAGGTGCAAATCCGAAAATCTTTTTGAACAACGGTTTCCTATTCATAAGTCCATTGTTGAAAAGGTCGTAGGCAGCATTTGATGCCTGTCTATACTTTTCAAGATTCTTGTTTTTGGTTCTTGGATTTTCACACATTCCTTGAAAGGGAACTAGACAATCAAGTTCATCTTGAAGGTGTTTGAAACCACTGTTCACACCCCAAGAACAAGTGAACAGTACTTGTTGTTCCCAAATCTCATTTCCATAACTATCAACTGGCATTAGTTCGCACTCCATATTACATCATTATCTTCAAGGATAATATCCCTTACTTTTTCTCTGTCAACACTGTCAGCACAGAAATCCATTCCAACATTTGCAACGTGTTTCTGGACAGCCTTGATAACCATCATGTCTGTCATCCCAATGATAGGATAGATACCAGACTTCTCGTTGTAGAAATCGTCAACATAGGCAACGAAATCACACATCATATTTGTAACTTTTTCAATATTCATAATTAAACCCTCATCTCAACTGCTTCGTTCCAAAGGTTCTTCGCACCATCATAGTGGTCAAACCCATACTCATCAGCAAAGTCCATGCTGCTTGTGTAATAGATGGTGTCAGTGTCGATATCAACACCGTAAGTATCCAACACATATTTGAAAGTCTTTGCAGTCTGGATATTTCCG